GAGCTGTCATGTTCAATGTATATGGTGGTATACAGCCATTCTACAGTATGAAAGACAGCACCAATAATAAAATAACTGCCTATGCTAACGATGATATATCTACAGTACAGCCCGGATATGGATTAGGCTATTTTGAAACAGATCATGTTAGAGACCCTGTAACTGTTTCACAAACCAGTTCTATTACAGGAACCGCTAGCAGTGAAGGTTCTGCCACTGGTTTTATTGGCAGAACAAATAGCGATTACGGTGGTGCTATGGTAGAGATAGAGTATAGACAGGGTGGAGCTCAACAAAACTTAGCAAATTCTTTCCCGATAGGCTCTACTGTTTTAATAACAGTTTCAACTTTTATTTCACATGCTATAAGGCCCAATGGTCAAGGATTGTATCGTGTTGTAAATACAAACGGCAATAATATAGTTTTTGACAGGGTTATTGACATTGCATTAGAGGGAGGTACTCCTCAAAACTATTGGGGAGCCACATTAAAAGGCGTGACATTAGGCGATCAAGTTATTTTATTAGCGGATCCTGCGGCTCACAACATTGATGTCTTTTCTACTAATGCAAATAATTATACACAAAATGTGATTACGTTAAATTCAGCAACTGTTTCCGGAACCCCGTCCAAGGTTAAATATTATAAGGTAGAAGAGTCCATACGATGCTGTGATACTGCTGAAAAAAACGGATCTAAAATACAGTGGTATGGGTGGATACAGAGGAGGCATTTTAGCAACCTTAGCAACAGCAACACCGGAACGACTACTGATGATAACTCTTATATGGATTATTTTCCAAAAGATAATGATCTTGCAAGGCCAACACACAAAGTGCTTTCTAGTAGCACGGGAACTGCTGGTGCAGTATCTGCGTATCCAAGTGCAGGTGCAGGTTTTAGGATGGCAATAGCAACTGAAACCGATCAAGATGGACTAATAGAAGCGGGAACTTATGAATTTGCATCTACTTTTATTTATGATAACAATCAAGAGTCTTTACCTTTGTCATATTCAAGCACGCACACGGTTTCAGAAGAGAACGAATTTAAGGCTTTATCTGTAAACATTGGGGCCACAAGTCCATACGACCCTAGAATATCTGGTGGTAGAATATATATTAAAAAACAAGGTGATGACTCTGAGTTTATTATGCTTGTAGATATAGATCTTACAAAAGGTGCTAGGACTAAGCTTTCAGATGATTATACTGCATGGCACGATTCTGGCAGTTCAAATTTTAACTGCCCTACTAACGGAGCCTCTGCAAATTTTAGGGTAACAGAACTTGGTTTTATTACTTATGAAGTTATCAATGGATTTAGTTCTAGTATATTTAGCAATGCCTTGGGTGATTCTGGAGAACATTGGAAAGATGCAGTAGTTGCAAACAATAGAGTATTTGTGTGTAATGTAACCATGAAAGATGAAGACACTGGTGACACCAAAGCAGATGCAACACTAAGATCTTACCCAGACAGAATTATGTATTCTATGCCTAACAGGTACGATACGTTTCCATCTACTAATTTTATAGAGGCGGCTAAGGGTGATGCAGATGTGTACGTTGCAATAGAAGCGTATGCAGATAGATTGTTGGCCTACAAGAATAAAAGTTTAGACATTATTAATATAGCTGGAGATGACCGTAACTGGTTCTTAGAGGACAGTAAAAAGTATCAGGGTGTGTTACATCCAGAAGCAGTAAAAAAAACCCAGTATGGCATAATATGGGCCAATAAGCAGGGTTTGTATTTGTACAATGGATCTTCTATAACAAATCTAAAAGAAAATAAAATTAGTGATAGCGATTGGAGCACACATGTTGGTGCATTTACAGGAATAATATATGATGAGCAAGAGTCTATGGTTTTTGTAGTAAAGAGCCTTGACAATGATGGTGATGTATATATGTGTGATTTAAAAAAGGGAAACTTTACACTTGCTAGAGATTTTGTTTTAGATACCAATGACGGACTTACTAATTCAGTAGACACTGAAAGTAACAATACATTGATTGCTCACGATAGCAATGGTCAAATTGACATATATCAAATACATAGAACAGTTGTGGCTAATACACAAACACAGTTTACAACAAAGGCGTTAAGCTTTGGGGACATACATCAGGTAAAGAAAGTATACGCTGTGCACATTACATATAAATCAGATGAAGTGCTTACTGGCATGTTTAGTTTATTAGAAGAAGATGGTACCAGCACAGCATTAAGTGGTACTATTAGTGCATCGGCATCTAACTGGGCAAAGGTAAAGCTTACTCCATCATCGCCAGTAACTTGCAATAAAATTTCGTTAAGCTTTAATAGTAGCACCACTGCTGTTAAGACATATATTAATGATATTGCAATAGAGTATAGAACCCTTTATAAGAAAGGTTCTTGATGGACAGGGCCACTCGATTCATTGCCAATAGAAAACAGGACAAGATTAGAGTTGTAAGAGAACAGCCTTCTGTTCAGTCTATGAGAGAAGGTGAAGAGGTACTATACTTTAGAAATCGTGGTACCCTTACAAGATACAGAAAAGAACGTGGTAAGATTTGGACTTCTGATATGCACGGCAGTCAAAATAAACACGAAAAGGGCAAGCTTACTGTTGATAATCTGCAAGTAAACTCAAGGTTGGAGTACACAACATCATTTATAGACTATAGAATATTTTCTCATAATTTTACAGATGACTTACCCAGTTCAAAGATATACATACCTTGGCAGGGCACAGCGGAACAAACATCAGTCCCAGAAGCACGATCTTCTTTCTTGGCTCCCTTTGACATGACCTGTCACAAACTTATGATGAAGATACCAGAGATGGCTACTTCGACTACTGACATTGTGTTTACTATTGAAGAAACAGTAGAGAATGACCTTGCACCAAGTACTGTTTGCACATTTGATTTTACCGATAGTTTTGTAGATGATTCGGTTATTACTATCAATAGATCTGACTGGAACGCAGATCCAACAGTGCCTGCCGGTTCTTTAATACATATAGGATTGAATCCAGATAACTCTAATATTACAGATGCAGAAAGACACTTTATAATAACTTCAGTATGGAAGACAATCGTAACAATATAATCTTTATATTATGATAAAAGTTTTATTAAATTCAAAGGAATCACACCATGCATAACAGTTCTAACAAATCAAAAGGTTATATGCCAGTTCCTTCTGGCCCAAACATGACTGGTTTTGACATGGGTAAAACATCTAGTCTAATGGAGATGATGCAGACTGGTGGACAGACTACAGCAGGTGGGGCCGCATTGGCCCGTGCATTACAAATGCAGAAAGATCAAAAAAGGTTAGAGCAGGCACAAAGAGCAGAGGCTGATAGGCAAAAAAGAGGTGGTTTGTTTGGTAGCGTTGCAAGCTTTGCCGGTGGGTTGCTGGGTGGTGCAATAGGTGGCCCAGCGGGGGCCGCAATAGGTGCTGGATTAGGGAAAGGCCTTGGCGAAAGAGCGGGTGCAGGAAAAGCTAGAGACTATGATGCATCAGGAACTGTGTTTAGTCAACAGAGTTTTAGAGATGTTGATGAGGCTAGTGAAGATTTTAATGAGGGTATGCTTGGTCGTTCACTTCTTGCAGGTGCACAGACTGGTTTAACCGCAGGTTTGACTCCGGGTGGTGGTATATATGGAACATATAACCCTCTTAGGGGTGAAACATCTGCTCGTATATCTGGCAGGCTTGCTGGTTTATTTAATGCTGATGCAGTCACTCCTAAATACATGTCTGGATTGAGTAATATTGGAAAGGCAATGTCAGGTCAAGGTATTCAAAGTTTCGGTGGTGAACAAAGTTTATTTGGTTTTTCAAATCCGGTATTTGATATATACACAACAAATCCTGTTGATGTAGTGGGTATGGAAGATGGTGGACTTATTGGTTATCAGGTAGGAGGAATAACCGATGAAGATGAAGAGTCTGGATTGGGTATAGGTGCAGGTGTTGGTGCGGGTACATCAACTCCTCAGTCTAGTTCTTTAGAAAACATTTTGGGTTTTGAGCTTACTCCGCAACAGGAAGCTTTGTTTCAGGCTCGTGACACATCAGCCATTACCAGAGGTGCTGAACAATTAGGTCAAGGGTTATTGGGAATGACTGGAGGCCAAGGACTTGCTAGTGCTGGAACAGGATTTGGAGCTGGTCAAAGTGCCATATCTCAAGCGGTAGAAGGCATGCAACAATCTTACGATCAAGGAATAGCAGATGAGGCAAGGGCTTTTGAGTCTCAAGTAAAAGGAACTGCGGCTGATCTTATAGCTGGTGGTGCAGAATTTAAGGTAGCCGACTCTGTTCCAAAACAGCCACCAACGAGTCCTCCGGCAAGTAATGTGCCTAATGCATCTTGGATAAGACAGGGTGCTGATGGAAGAAAATATGTCTGGACTGGTAGTGAGTGGGTAACTGGATAATGGTGGATAACAATGGCTAACGGCCCTAGAAGTATATATAGCAGAAGACAGCGTATGGCTCCCGGCCAATATGACAATCCTCTTGCAGACTTTTTAGATAACCTTCCCGGTTATATAAATCAATTCCAACAGAATCAGTTAGCACTTGGTAGGCAACAACTTGCAGAAAAAAGGTACGAGGAAGATCGTGCATACAGGCAAAGACAGGAAGAGCGTGCTGTAGAAGAGCAGAATATTAATAATTTATTTCGCAAGCAAGCTCAACTTGAAGGAGTGGCAAAAGAAAAGGCAAGGCAGTTAGAAAAATTAGAAGAAAGAAAAAGAGAAGACGATAATGCTATAAGACGTACTGGCGATGTTTTTGCTTCTCGTGGTCAATATGACCAAGCATTAAAAATATACGAAAGTATTGGTGATGTTAATGCTATAGATGCTGTTAGGTCTTTATCTACTCAAAAGAACGACTTAGAAGATAGATTTGTTGCTGTAAGAAGTAAGATTGGTAATAAGGAAATAAGTCCCGTTGAGATAAAAGATGAACTAATTTCTATAAACAAGGATTTTGATATAGATCCTCTTTCTCAAATAGGGAAACAGTTGTACAGCATAGAGCAATTAAATAACAAAGAAGTTAATCGCATCAATAAAGGTTTTGTACCTCCACAAGAATGGGAATCTATGTTTGGGGCTTCTGGAAGGATGGACTATAATGCTCTTGTAACAGCAGAAAAAGTGTTAGAAGATTTAAGAGAAGAGCAAGCATCTCCTACTGTTGCTATTACAAGTAAAATTAGTAATATCCCAATCGAAGATAGAATCGAGAGAGAAAAAGAAAAAATAAGAATCTTGCAAAATAAACCTCGTTACAAGCTAGAAACAGAGGCAGAGTATAGAGCTAGGAGAGAATTTAATAAAACCCCTTTTGGCTTTGGGCCTTTTTTACAAAGAGGAGAAACTCAAGAATCCCTCTATGCTAGTTCCGCTTTTCCCACTGTCGAGCCGACAGAAGACAATATTGCTCAGATAAATGACGAAGTAAGTAAAAATTTAGATAAAGTTTTTACTGAGCCAGCTACTGAACCTGTGCCCGGTCTTTCTGATCAAGAAAAAATAGAGCTTGGCATGCCTATGATTAACTTGCCTTCAGCTACCGCAGGGCAAGAAGGAGATTCTGCTCCTGCCCCTGTTGACACTACTTTAAATTTAGGAGAAAACATATCTGCTCCAGTTCAAGAAGCTGGTTCTTTTGATGTCAAGGATATAAGTGAAGCTAGTAACTACTTAAAAAATCCATTGACAGGTAGGCGGTATGCTAAAGATTTAAATAAATTGAACAATTTAATAAACAGAATGAGAGAGGCTGACAGTAGTCCAAATCCTGATTTTACAAAAAAACAAATTCAAAAAGGTATTGATAAGATATCAAATAAAATTAAAAAGGTTTATGGTGAGTTCATTGATCCTAACACTGGTAATTTTACAGACGAATCTTTTACAGATGAATTTTATTCCGAGTTGGCTACTCCTAGTGGCATTTCAAAAGAACGCTTGAAACAAATATTTAAGGCACTTTCTACAGCCCCTCAGTCTAAAACAGAAGTTTAATTATGCCTACCAAGCCAGAGTCTTTTAGCTCTTTTTCAAACGCACTAAACTCTGCATACAGCAATCCAGATGCTGTTTCTAATGAAAATGTAAACCGACTATATGAGGCGTTTGATTATCTTGAAGCTGACTCTGACCCTGTAAATGACAAGTTTGATCCAGATGCATATACGGCAGAATTTTTAAATGAAACAAACAAACTAAAAGCCTCTACAGAAGATGAAACCTTGTATGGTTTTATACCCGGAGATTGGTTACCCAACTGGGTTAAGGATGGTTATAATAGAAGTATTACAGGTTTGTCAGAGCAAATAGTGTCTGGTGAGCAAAGGTTTGATCTTAGTAAGTACGAACCAAATATGCTAGAAGACATAGGTGCTACTGTTATATCATTTATACAGCCACTAGACTTTGCAACAATGGTAGCTGGTGGTGGAGTTGGGGGATTCGCCGCAAAGCAAGCATTAAAATCTGGTGCAAAAGAAGCTTTGAAGAAAGGTTTGTCAAAAACGGCTACAGGTACTATCGTATCAAAAAAACTAGATGATCTTGCGGTGAAAGAAATATTAGGCAATACTCCAAATAGAGCTATCCAATTAATGATTGACGGTGGAGTTGCACCTAGAGTAGCAAAAAAAGCTGTAGAGCAGGCCGCCCCTAGAGTTGTGCATAGGGCATTGATTGAAGGTGCGACTGGTGCAACTGGCCTTGGGTTCTATCAAGGGATAGCAACTGCTGAGATGTCAAAGATTGAGACTGGTGATGTTGATGAAGTCCTAGCGTTAAAAGAAACAATTAAGGGCACAGCACTTGGTGCTGTTACAGCGGGCACTGGGCCAATAGTAAGGTCAGCACTAAAAGGATTAAATCCTGCTACCCAGACACTCGCAGTTAAGGCTGTAGAAACCGCTGAGTTTGGTACACTTGCACCAGTATTAAGCGGGGAAGATATAAATTTAGAGGGGTATGTTCATGCGGCGGGTGTTATTGGTGGACTCACTGCACAGAAGGCGGCCTTGAGGTACGCAAAAAAAGGTATTGATGCTATAAAATCTAAGCAGTATGAAAGTGCAATGGATGCAGAGACTACAGCTAGATATTTACTTGAAGAAAGATTACCAGATAAAAAGAAAAGTGCAAGAAATCTTATAGAAGGTGAAGAAGTATTTATTGATAGGAATGGTACAGAGTTTGACCAGTTAAGATTTAATGACAAAAAGAAACAGGTAACTTTAAGAAATAGAGCAACTCAAAAGAAAGATAAAATTAATTACGACCAGTTTGATCAATTATTATTTCGTAGAAAAAGCAAAGCTAGAACAGAAAAAGGTTTGGCTATAAGTAGAAATAAGCAGATAAAAAACATTCAAAAAGAACTGGGTATAAATAATAAAAGATTCAATGAGTACATCGACAGTTCAAGAATAAAGCAATTACCAGAGGGTGCGAAGAACAGATATTCACTGAATAATCTTACTGGCATTGAAAGATTAAAATTGCTTAATGAATTAAGACATGAAAAAAGAATTGTAGATCTTACCAAGACATTAGAAACAAATGGCTGGGAAGGGAGCTTACTTCCAAAGAAAAGATTTATAGATGAGATGATGCCTACCTTGCCAAAGTTTTGGAGGCAAGCAAAAAATAGGGCAACTACACAGCTAGAAACTTTATCTCTTAGAGATTTTGATAATTTTAACACCAGAGAGTTAACACTTACTGGCGATTTTATACAGCAATTTAGAAGTGCTGATGTCTTTAAAAATGGTTGGTTTAAAAAGAAAAAATTAGCAACTAGAGCTGAGGCATTAGCAGACAAATTAGAAGATCCTAGGTATGCAAATCAAAAAAATAAAAACCTACCTGACTTTGAACAGGTTAGAGAAGTTAGAAAAGTTTTTGAAAACATCTGGGATTTGGCAAACAATGCCGGTATAAATCTTGGGCCAAAAGAAAGCTTTTATTTTCCTCACATGATTAAGCCTGAGTTTTTAGGTATTTTTAACAAAGACATTGCAATGGTCGCTAAAGATAATTCATCATTGGCATTTGATAGATCATTAGCTAAAAACAAAGACTTTCAAAAACTAATCGGTGAGTATGTCTCAGGTAATCAGTTTGACCCGGCGACTGTTACCGCATTAAATAAAATGGCTAACATAAAACCGGGAGAAGTTGCTAAAACTAGAACGCAACAGATAGAGATGAACAAGAAGCTTGCTCAGGCTTTCTATGACCTAAACAATGCAGTGACTGTTCACTTTAGTAGCACTGCAAAAAATCTTGAGTTAGCTAGAAAGGGAGTAGAAATACCTAAGCAGTTTATGGAACGTGATGCAAGATTGGTTTTAGCTAGATACGCAAAGCAAGTAGCAACTCGTATTGCTTTTGTAGAAAACTTTGGAACAAAGGGAGAAGTTGTTTCAAGTAGAATATCTGCGTTAAGGCGTGCTGGGATTGAAGCTGGTAAGGCCAATGATTTACAACTACAAAGACAACTTAGCGATTCTGCTAGATTGGTAGATCATTTATTTAAGTCAGCTACCAACAAAATAGAAATAGACCCATCCTATAATTGGAAAACTTCTACAGCTAGAAACTTTTGGAGCGATATAGTAGACTTTCAAATAGGTACTAAGATAGGTTCTGGATTTGCAACCATTCCTAATATTACACAGACAATGATTTCTACGGCAGTGAGGACTGGCTACTACCCTTTGATGAAAGCTATGTATAAACTGTCTACTTCTCAGAAGTACAGAGATGACATAAGAAAATCTGGAGTGTCTAACTTATCTGTATTCCAGATGATTTCTAACTTAGAGCCTACAGACAGACTTATGAGTAGGTTTGCAGATGTGACTACTAGAGTTAGTCAATTCCAGAGGGTAAACCAGTATAATCAAATATTATCTGCGGCGGCGGCTAGAGAGTGGATAGGTGCCCTTAGAAAAACTGCAAATGGAAAAAGTGCTCTACTGGATACTGGATTCAAGCTCCCTCAACTTCTTGGTGGCAGAAGAATAAATAGGAGGGAATGGGCAATAAACACCTTGAAAGAATTAGGTATTGATAATTATAGAAAGGCACCAACAGAAAGGCAATTATTAGAATCTATGTACAGGTTCTCAAGAGATAGCCAATTACAAAGAAATGTATTAACAGAACCATTGGTTTCTCTTGATCCTAGATGGAGACCGTTCTTCCTTTTTAAAAAGTTTGGATACAAGCAATTTAATTGGATAAGAGAGCAGTTACTGGCAGAGGTATCTCGTGGTAATTTGTTTCCCATGTTAAGACTTGGTGTGGCTGGTATGGCTGGTGGAGAGTTTGTTAGTTTCGCAAGAGATTCTTTAGCTGAGTTGATCTCTGGAGGAGAGGTATACGACAAGAATAGATATATGTTTCCGTATCTAACAAAAGGTACCGCTATGTCAGATATTGGTGCCGACCAGTATATAGATATGTCAGAGTTTACAATAGATGATTACGTTGACCGGTTCGCATCCGTAGGTGCTTTTGGTATCGTAGGAGATATAGTTGCAAACGAAAACAAGATTAGAGCAATAGAGTTTGCAGGAAAGCCTGCCATTGTGCAAGACCTAGATAAGATATGGAGTGCAATGACAAGAACTATTGAAGATACGAAAGACTATGGTCTTGGTGCGGCGTTTCGTATGCCTAAGTATGTAGCACCTGTACTTGGTACAATTCCAAGAAGAGGACTAGAAAGATTTGAAAGAAAGTTTGCACCGGGTCAAAGAGAGGCTTATGTTAAAAGAATAAAGCAATTAAGGCTGTCAGATATAAAAGATGCTATTATAGAAGGGGACAGTAATAAAGCTACAAGATTAATATTTGATTACAACAGAACATTTGGTTCTGAGAATCCAATAGGTTACGAAGATTACGATGCGGATGCAATTACAGAAAGGATTATAAACAAAGCAAAGAAAAGAGCTAACCCTTAGCCCTTTCATAAAACTCTTCAGCCCATTCTGGAAACCCATGCTTTTTCCAGAAGTCACCTAGATTTTCCCAGTACACATCTATTGATATAAATTTATTTTGTAAGTCTCTCATAATCTTAGTGATTTCGTCAGCCTGTTCTTTTGTCAGTTCTCGCTGTTCTTTTGGAAACTCATCTAATATATCCATTACTTACTCCTTATCTCTAACGCTTGCAGTTCTAATCTTTTATTTTTTGTATATGTTGTCCTTTGACTCTTTGTCATCTCAAGCCAACACTCTGGAAGCGAAGAAACTCTAGTATCATAACCACCGGCTATGCCACAAAATTCTCTTTGCTCCCCATCAAAATCTCTAATTTCTGGATTGTAAGTTGTAAAACCACAAAA